AGGCGACGCCTTGAACGTGAAGGTTGCACCATTGACAACCACAGTGTCGTTGGCGGCAGCGGCTGCAGTTGCGAACGTGATCGTGCCAGTGGCGACGCTGCCGCCACCGCTTTCAACCAGGGTTGCGCCCGGCATCACGCTCACCATGTTGTCCAGAGTCGTTTCGGCCAGCGGAGCCTTGACGCTCACTTCGCGGCCAATGATTTGCTCATTGATCGTGCTCTTGCCAAACTGGTCGACGTTGACCTTGTGGGTGTCGGTCTTCACCGTGGCTTCAACGCCGCCCTTGGTGTAACCAAGGTCCACACCACCAAAGGTGATCTTGCAAACGCCGAGGCGCACATTTTTGGTATCGCTCATATCTCTTTCTGCTCCTTTGCAAAGGTTAAGTCATGCATGACTTATTTAGAATAGCACAATGGACGTTATTTGTCCAGCATATCAACGTATTTGCGAATAATGGCAGCAAGACGAGCGTTAATGACCGGCCCCAGTCGATCGGTCGCTCTTTCCAAAAACTTACCGCCAGCATCAACGCCGTGAGACAAACCGTCAGCAACAGACTTTTTACTCGGCATCAATTCAGTCTTGTAACCCGCCCACCCCATGTGCTCATGCACCTCCCAGGCGTAATCTCCAACCTTTGTGACGCCACGTTTGGCTTTCTCTTCGGCACTCACAGAGTAATTGTTATCGACATACACCATGAATCCACTGACGCCCTTCATGAAGGTTCCACCGGCGCCTTGAACACCAATACGACGAACGCGAATAGATTTTCTCAAATCCTCGTAGTCGATCGGTGCCATGTTTCTCGCAAGCGTCTGAACCTTGTCAGCGCATACGCGAAGTTCTTCGTTGGCAACCGCAGGGACATCTCTCATTCTTTTCAGAATGAGCTTCAATTGCTGAACTCCATCAGATTGAAGTCCCATGCCGTCACCTCACGAAATTCACGTCAAACGTGACGGAGAATTCCAGTAGGCCGCCCTTCGACAGCGGAAAAACAACTGGAAGAGCCTGCGGTCGCATATATCGAACGGACATATCTCCAAGAACCTTGTTCGAAATCGTCAAAGCCGTCACAGCCTGGGCAATCAAGTCTTCGCCATCGCTGTAGCTTTGCGATCGCGCAATAAGCTGAAATGTCGTTTTGTAATACTTTGGCAATTCATAGTCGATTGCCGTTCCGGCAAGCGGGTTGCGCAGCAGAAGACCGCGCGGGCACTCCACTGGAATCATGTTGATGAAGATGGTTTCAGCCAACAGCCCGAGGCCGCTGTCTTCAAGCTGTTGAGCTACGGGCAGAAGATTCATCGTGAAATCCAGTAGGCGCAGGTGATTTCGTGGTGGTCGAGAACACCTTGAAGGTCATATCTCGGAAACATTGAAATGATCCGAAGTCTGTTCCCGCCAACGATGATCGCGTCATCAATGTTGGCCTTTGTGTCCTTCGTCAGAAGAATGATCGCGTTCGCCTCAAGTTCACGCGCATTACCCCTTGACGCCGATGTATCAGCACGAACGGAAGACTTCTCGTTAACGATCACCATCTTCACGATCGCGCACTTTTCCACCACGGCTTTGACGGGGTTGGGCATCCCGTAAACGTCCGTGCCGGTGGACATGAGAATGCTGCAGGTGTTGTTAGGTCGGAAGAACATGGGCGGGACGAATGAGCGTGGTTGAGTTTGGGTGAAAGAGCGTCGAGCGCACCTCTGCCAGCGTCTGAAGTCCACCAGGGCCGGACCCATCGAGCGACAGCGTGGCGAGCGTGCCGGCGTCGTCCCTGTAAGCCTCGACCACCGTGACGCCCTGGTCCAGCAGCTCTTCCACAGTTGAGTCGATTCGGCACTGGTAGGCGAAGTCGCGAACAGCAAACCTCATCAACGTGCCTGCAGACCACTTGGCGCCAGACTCGGTGGAAACCTTGAAGTCGATGTTGCCAATGTCGCGCTGCACAAGCTCACCAACAGCCCCGCGCGCACCCTTCAAAACCTCGCGGAAGCCCGCAACGCCCGTGACTGCGGCCTGGACGACCTGATTCACGTTTTCGAGCGTTGCGGATCGAATGAACTCGACCATGTTGGTGGTGCGAGAAATCAGCGACGCCACAAGGGGTGCGGAAGCGCCCTCAGAGAGCGTTGTTGCATACCGAGCCACCTCTTGCGATGCGCTCCTGCAAAACGTCTCTCTGAACTCAAGGCAGTCCGCCCTCATTCTCGCCACCACTTGTGGCGACGGCTTCACGCCAGCTGCCCGCATCGCCTGATAGCGCCCCATCAGTGCCGACAGATACATCGAATACTGATTGGTGATGCTGGTCTGGAGTTGGTCATACACCATTTCAAGACCTTCCCACGCGCTTGGAGAGTGACACGAACTGACTGAGGTATCTCAGGGCTCGCTTGGATACAGGCATCTCGATCGGCTTGCCCGCGCGGAACATCTGCTTCACTTCGCCAATGGATTCGAGAAGCAAGCCATCTCGACGGCGGGCATCTAGCGTGTCACCGCCAAGCGCCGAGTCAGCTTCAGCCAGCTGCGCCTTGCACAAAGCGGCCTTGAAGCGCGCTGGCAGCATCGCATATTGCGATGGCGTCAGCAGAGACAGATTCCCATTGAACATGAAGAGACGCCCACCGCCCGCATACGGCGACTGGAACGACCCTTCTGGCACGTAGTTCAAGCTCTCCTGACCCCAACTGATGTTGGAATTCAGCAGCGAGAAGTTCAGCATGCAGATTCGAATGCGAGCGTCAACCAGAGCCGCCACCTTGTCGACACCAGAGGCGTTGGCCCATCCATCGGTGCTGGGCATGTCGAGCGCAATCATTTCAGCTTGCGGCAGCGTCTGAAATGAGTTGATGCCAACCACAAGAGGGTCAGCGGGCTCCAGCGCGTAGCTGTAAGGGAGCATGACGGTGTTTCCGCCAATACTCAGGAACAGCTCGATGGTTCGCGCCTCACGCACGTTGAAGAGGTCAATCTGGTTGGCGCTGATGCTCTGAGGAACACCAGCGATCACATTTACGCTCGCCGGAATCTCAATCACAGCTTCCGCACTTCCTCCAAACGTTGTCAGAGTTGTTCTCGCCACCAGCTCAACGCCTGCATGATTGACGACGCGATATTCCACGCCTTCAACTGACAGGTCATTGCCGCTGCGATCCTTCAGCGGGACGGTGACAACGGTAGGTGTGCCGGCGAGGTAAATGTCCATTACTCGACCTTTTGAGCGCCAGCGGCCTTCAAGATGCCGTCAATCAGGCCGCGAATGGAGTTGCCCTTGACGTTCAGCGGATCGGCGATCGCTCGAAGGCCAGAGATACCATCCTTGTCAGCAATGTCGGCGAGTTGGTCAGCCGTGTAGGCAACGCCAGCATCCACAACTGGCGTAGCAGCAATGACAGGATCACCTGCCTGGGCGCCCGGTTCAAACATCGGCGCCGGCGTGTCCAGGTTGTTCAGATACATCTGACCAACGTTGGCGGCGGTGCCGTCTTCCCACTCGGCACCCATCACGCCAGCGAGCCGAATCGCGTCAATCGGAAGCACGTCGCCAACCGACAGACCATTCTCAAAAACAACCACACCCATCTGTCCGGTGTAGCCCTCAAAACCACCTTGAGTCAATCTCAGTTTCATTCTCAGTCTCCAGAACGTAAAAAAGGCGGGTCGCACGAACCCGCCTTCATTCTAAGTCAGTTTTGACTTAGATATTGGTCACGCCAGCGAGGCGAGCGATCGAACGGGTCGACTTCAGAGCCAGACCGCAATACCACTTCACGCGGAGGCGGGTTGCGTCCTTGTTCTGCACGGTGCCGACATTCTCGACCACCAGACCAGCGTTGCCGCCGCCATACAGGCCATGCAGACCATCCAGCTCGTTCAGACGCAGAGCGTAGACAGAAGCCGTGGTCGAGTTGGCTCCCTGAGTTTCGTTGCCGGCCAGGAACTCGTTCATGATCACAGGGATGCCGTTGTGGGTCAGCATCGGGCGACCGAAGTTCTCCAACTGTTGCATCACAGCGTCAGTGCCGTAGGTAGCGCGAAGCAGAGCGCGGAAGGCGCGGATGGTGCCTCGGCGCATCACCAGCACGTCAGCGCCATTCGGCACGGCGTCGCACAGCTCGTCCAGCATCGTCAGGGTCAGGGCGTTGCCGTTGGTGCCGGCGCTCACCAGTTGCGAACCACCAGCGGTGGCAGCGAAGGCTTGAGCTTGGGTAGCCAGCTGCGGCAGACCGTCGAATTGCTTCGGGTTGGAAGTGGCGTTGCCGGTGGCGAGAACCTTGTGGAATTCGCGAGCGACAGCCTTGGCCTTCTTCGCAATTTGGATCGCCATCTGGTCGTTGGTGTCACCCAGGGTCGACTGCAGGAACTTGTCCACGTCAACGTCACCAGCCAGAATACGCAGCTTCGCCACCACTTCGGTGAACGTTGCAGCGCTTTCATTCACGGCGTCGTTGGGGTCGAGCCAGTCGGCAGTGCCGATCGTGGTTTCGCGCTCATAGAGGTAGGCCTTGCCGTTCACGCCTTGGAACGGGAGGACGGAAAACAGATCGTCGCGCTCGATGATTTCATCGATCACGCCGGCCAGAAGTTGGTTGTTCGACAGCTTTTCGGCTTCGGCACGAAGAAGAGGCATTCTTTCCCTTTCGGAGATTGTTCAGAGGTATTTCAGCTTCGGCGGGCCTAAGTCTCTCTAAGTCACCGATGAGTTATCATCCTACCACAAAAATATATTTATGGCAAGTCATCGGTGACTTATCTTGACAATTAAGGCTGAAGCTTCAGGGATTTCAAACCCTGAGCGATCTTGCTGACAGAATCAATGGGCGCGCTGGCCGTTTGCGCCGAGGTTTGGGGTTTGCGCGAATCAGAATTTGCGCCAACCTTTACCTTGCTCTTGATCAGGTGGTCCTTTTCAGGATCAGCTTCAACAATCGAGCGAAGCGCGGCGTCAAAACCCACCGGCGTTCCATACTGATCGACCAGGGCGGTTCGGCTAGCGGAGCCGCGCGGCTTGTCGTAACCCACAACCTTGCCGTCTTCCACATCAAAGTGGTTGGCGTAAATCACGCGAGCCTTTGTCGGTGTCAGGGTCAGTTCTTCCTGAATGAAGGACGATTGACCGAACTGAGTTCCGATCGACAGGTCATCGATGGTCTTCGTGGCGTTGCCAAGTTGCCCCTGCAGAGCGGCGAGCTGCTCTTTCAGCGTGCCGACTTCCTTGCCGTGCTCTTCGGCCATACGCTGCTTCAGGCGATCGAAGTCACCCTTGGCTTCAAGCTGCTTCTCTTCAGCGGCGCGCTGGTCAGCCATCAGCTTTTTGACAGCCTCAACGTCGATACCTTCGAACTGCTTCAGTTGCGTCTGAACTTTGGCGAGGTCTTCCGTGGCCTTCTGCAGGTCGGCCTTGCGCTTCATGTTCTCCTTGAGCAGGCGGGCCTCTTCGTCGGTTGGCTTCTTCGCTTCGGCTGCAGCTTTGGCGGCTTCAGCTTCGGCAGCAGCCTTGGCGGCAGCAGCGGCGGCTTCAGCTTCGGCAGCGGCAGCTCTTGGCCTTGGTTTGAAAATGCCAGTCATTCGCTTGACTGGCGGTTGGGTTACTTCGTGTTTTTGGTGACTTGGCCCTGGCGGTTGTCAGCGGCTGGTTTTTTCCCAGCGCCACCGGCAGGTGTTGGCGTGTTACCGCCCTTGATTTCGAGCTTGCTTCCTGGCTCCGCACCATTCACTTGGGCGAGCTTCGAAGCCATCTCAATGGGGTCAATCGGCCAGCCCTTAAGCTCACTTTCCATCTTCTTGCGAAGGTCGGCCTTGAGCTGCGGGAACAGCTTGTCCAAAACCATCATCATCTGCTCGCGACGAATTTCATCCGGCGCTTCGATCAGCATCAGGCGCGCGGCAATGTCGAACTCGTCATACAGGCCGCGCGTGTCGAAGTTGTCGGGGTAGGCGACAAAATCGTCTTTGGGGGCAGCTTCACCATTCCAGAGCATGACCAGCCGAGCGATCTTGTTTTCGATCGTCTCCAGGCTGTCGGCCTTGGCAGCAAGCAGAGCGTTCACGCGCTCGAAGTCATACGCCTTTGCCACGCCAGAGCTGTTGTCGATGCCGGCAGCGTTGTCTTGCTTGGTGCGTTCGCCAGCCAGACCGACCGTGTGGTAAATCTCGCCGATGATCTTGTTGATCGCGGCCAGAATGAGCTCCGCCTGCTTCACGTCAGGAGAGATGTAGGACGGCATGCCGCCACCCTCACCGTCATAGAGGAACACCCGCTTGGTGCCCATCTCGACCATCTTGGTATAGGAGTCCTCGCCTGGAAGCAGGTTCTGCGCAGGCATCGTCAACTGCGAGAAGGTCTGATCCTGAATGATCGCGTCAAGGTTGGAGAGGTAGTTGGCAACAGCCCGATCGAGGTAGGCAATGTCGTCAATCAGCGCCGGAGCGTCATACTCTTCGTCTGTGATGACGTTATCAGCCAGAATGACTGGAACCTCTTTCAGGTCGTGAGTGCCGGAGTCAATCTCGACCACAACCTTGCGCCGGCCTTGCTGCTGTTCTTCAAACAGCCTCCAGTCAACCTTCGTCCACAGACGGTAGCGATCGACCTGCTTTCCACTGGACAACATCGGGTCACCGTCATCACGCGCGCACTCGCGAATAAGCACCCAGTTCAGAGCGCCATCCTCGTCATACGAGTAGTCCAGAAGCTGCTGCGGGCCAACGATGTAGACGTAGGTTCTAACGCCCGCCCTCTTCTCATCAGCCTTGGAGAGAACGTTTAGGGTCGACTTTGTTGTGTCGACGACGATACCGACACGACCCACCATCGAAGTTTTCTTACTAACTTGGCGAACGAAATCCTTGATCGACAAGCCGTTCTTGGTCGCTTTCTTCCAAAACTCCTTGACGCAATCTGGCGCATCACCATTGCGCGCGATGCTCTGCTTGAACAGATACTTGTTGATCAAGTCCACAACCTCTCGGCTGTGGTTGAAGCGATAAGCGCGCTTCAGGCGGTCAGAAAACTCCTGTTCGCCTTCCTTGATGTAGCGGAAGACGTTGTTTTCAAACCATTCGCGACCACCCTCGTAGGTTTCCTCAAGAAAGTCCCAATGAGCAACACTGTCTTCGTATTCAGGATGGCGGCGCGTGATGAGCGCACGCAGGCGCTTCTGCTCGTCACCGGCAGGTGCAGCCAAAGAAGCGCTAATCTCCTTCGGGTCAATGGTGGCGACTTGGCCTGGTTTCATTATGCTCACGATTCTTCCTAATATACGTCACTTCTGACTTAGTTTCAATGGCTATCGAGACAACCCACCAATGTCAACCTTGCGCACCGGGTATTCGAGCTCAATGCAGTAACCGCCAGCGTCAGCTGAGTGCTCAACGCCAGCGGACTTATCAACGTCACGAGAGCCGGCCTTGTAAATGGTTTGCTCAAAGGCGTTGATCAAATGCTTGCAGCTTTCGTCAACCTTCAGACGCACAGTTCCATCTGCGGACATAAGCATTCGATTCACGGAATTGACCCGATCGGCAACTGGTGGATGCTTACGTCGATACTTGATTTTCTTGAAGCCGTTCTCGCGAAGGATGTCCAGGTCGGTTTCGCCGCGTGCGTGCTGTCGAGCTCCGCCAGCGGGGTCGGGATACACCGTGATTTGGTTTTGGTGACGCCAAAACCGCTTATCCAACTCTTGACACATCTCTTCTGTGTTGGAGCCAAACAACACCGCTTCGCCGACAGCCCAGAGCTCTCCTGAAGCTTGAGGCTGCATCACAACGGCGCTCATTGGGTCGATATTGAAGTCCATACCAACCCACACCGGAAGTCTGGAGTTGAAAGGATACTTTCCAACGTGAAGGTTGCGATCGAACGGATAGTAGACGCGCCCAGACATTGTTTCGAACGAGGCTTCAAACTCCTGCTTGAAACTCTTTTCGTCCATGTCTCGGCGCGCAGCCTCAATTTCAGACTTTGGAATGAATGGCGACGTGATTGTTGGAAACTGCCAAGACTCCCACTCGCACTTCCGCACCTTTTCGGGATCTTGCCCGTGCTTGTAAACCTCGTAGAGGAAATTGTATGCCTTTGGCGTTCCGATGAAGATCGCGTGACCACCAGTATCGGCAAGCGTTGGGCGCAAAACCTGCGTCCAAGTTTCTTCTGACATGTCTTGAAACTCATCCAGAACAAGGAAGTGAATACCAACGCCTCGAAGCGAGTCAGCCTTGTCGGCGCCTTTGAGCTCAATCCGCGTCTTATTGATCAACGTAATTGCCAACGTCGTTTCGTTGATCTTGCGAATCCACTTTTTGGGAATTGCGTCAAGCAATTCCTGCCACATGATCTGCTTGGCCATGCGGTAGGTTGGAGCGACATACCAAATCTTTTGACGGGGCTTTTGTGCCTTCCGAATGATGAGCACGCGCGAGAGGGCGGTGTTGTGCGTGACAACGCCTTCAGCAATGAAGTTGTGGTTGCCCTCGATGGACAAATCCCACGTTTGAACTTCGCCGGCCTCATTGACGCTGGTCACTTCCTCCCAGGCCAAATCTGCATCCCTCAGTGGGTTGAAAAACCCGGTGGAGAACTTGCGCAGGTCATCGAAGCGTCTCACGGAAACGCGCGATGGTGTCTGCTTACGCCAAGAGTTCATCCCGAGGCGCAGCTTTTGAGGCAGGTCACGCGGCAGTGTCGCGTTGTAGCCGCCGTGTTTGCCCTTGGCTTCTGGCGCGTAGATCAGGTGCGCGGCAAACTCGTCGTGAGACACGGGCAAGTAGGCATTGCAGTTTCCGCGCGACAACATCGCCGCTTCTCTCGCCGCAGCAACCTGTCTCTCTTTCGAGATTGCGCCGATCTTGTCGGCAAAGCGAATCAGCGCCTGTGGCGTCGAAACGATCAGCGACCAGCTCTCGAAGTTTTCCCCAGTGACAGAGCTTTTGGCCGCGTGAACCTTGTGTCTGATCTGACCACGAATGCCAAACTTGTGCAGTAGCTTTGCCAGTTGGCGCACCATGCGCTCGTTGGCAAGGCCGATCTCAAGCGACCAAGTTGATTTGGAGCGCTTTGTGATGCAACCATCGCACGCCACGAATCTGTTCAGAAAGCGGGCAAGTTGCTGCTCTGGCAGCTGGAATACCGCATCGGGGATGAACTTGGTCTTGCTGTTCAAACCCCAGACGCCCTGGTCTTCCAAGAAGCGACGCATGGGGTTCTTGCTGCCGGCTTGAGGGCCGCCAGTGCGATCGCCGTTCGAAACCGTCCAGTCAATGCCGTTCTTGCTTGTGACCGTCAGGTTTTCTCCAAACACGGCCACAGACTCGCGCACAAGGTCGAGCACTTCAGGCGTCGTGTTGGAGATTCTGTAATTTGCGCCTTCTGCCAGCCAGATGGCGAGAATGTCGATCTCGTGATCGCGCATTGGCTTAGAGCCAAAAGCAAGGCGTTTTGGCACCGCGATCAGATCGCCGGGCTTGATGTCCTTGGCGTCAACCCAGGTGTTGTTGACCAGATGTGGATGGTTGGGGGTCGAGCGCAAGGCTCGACCGGAGGTGCGAACAATAACAGTCTCACGAACGCCATTGTTGTGAAGCGCAAGGACTGGCCGCGCCTCCAAGACGTAGGTATCCTCGTTGACGGTCATCACCATTTCGCCGGGGCGCAGGGTTTCAATTGCCCGCTCCGAACCATCAGCCATGCTGATCATTGATCCAGATTCAAGACACTTACCCCAACGCCGACCCGCAACGACCACGCGAAAGCGTGCCTGCGATCGATACACAAGCATCTGCTTTGCGTGAAGATTGAGGACAGCTCTCGCGGTAGCCACAGTCAATCTTTCTCACCGTCAGCGTCTTCATCTTCATCATCGTCACTGTCGCCCAGGCCGTCATCCCCGGCGCCAGCAAGCGCTTCGTCAAACTCATCGAATTCGCGGTTGCGCAGCTGATCCACCTGCTCTTGAGAGAGCTCGGAAATCATCAGTTCGGGAATGCCATCCTCGTCAACGTGATCGGGACGGTCCAGACCCAACACAGCCCACCGCTCTGCGCGAGCCTTTGACAGAACCGTCATTGCGGAATCAAGCGCCTTAAGGTTTGGACCAACGCTCGACATCGGCGCGCCATCCTGTTTTGCCTTCAGAACCTCACTCCACGCAAGCTTGGCAATGCCGGACGCCATCTGGTAGTGCTGATCCTTCGTTTCTCTGATTCGCGCTGCCGTGACGGCGGCGTCCTCATACAGGCCAGCAGTTACTTTCTCGGCAACCTTGCGCTTGTTCTCTTCAGCCTTGGCTCCGTGCTTCTTGCCGTGACGCTTCATGTGCAGGTGAATGGCCTGCTCCGTGATGTCAAACTTGCGAGCCAGTGCCGCCTGAGTGACTTCACCAGACTCCCACAATGTTTCCGCCTTGGCCCACTCTTTTGGAGTGAGGCGCTTGTGCTGCTTTCGTTCTTTTACTGGCTCTGTCATTTACGTTCTCTGCCTGCAACTCTCAAAAAAAATGGCGCAACTGGTGCGCCAAATAGGAGAAGTCAAACACACTCAGGGCGCCGAGCATACTCTATTTCTCCAATTTGATCAAGTCACCGCTGACTTATTCGACAAAACAAACCAAAGCACGCAAGATACTGCGTTGGAATAGCTCGGGAAGGGCTCTGTAACGTGCGTCAAGCCGTCCATTTCAAAAACAGCAGCGAAGAGGTGTTCTGCTGGTTTGGCGAGCTTATTTCCCTTCTTTTTCCCGACAACCTGGACAAGCTCCAAAACGACTGGATCGGAACCGTTTGGGTCAACCCTCTTCAGCTCATCCAGGCAGGCTTGGGTGTCACCACACCAGTTTGGGCTTTCTTCCCATTCCGGCGTGTTTGTCTCCCTCATCAACTTGCCACCAAAGACCCCACTTTCCTTTCCGAGCATCTTGTTGATTTCAACAACCGCTTCAAATCCTGGCGTGAAGTCCTCTCCGACAACAATGACTTCCAAACCTTCTTGGGTGTCTTGGGTGCGCCTATCGCTTTCGCTATAAATACAATTCTCTTTATTCATTACTTACTTACTTTATATATTAGCGGTCGAGCTTGGGAGTCCCAAGGAACCCAAGGACTCCAAAAGTTCATCATCTTCTTCGGAATGAACGAATGAAGTCGGCGCCAAAAGAGCTCGTCCGTAATGTTGACCCAACTCCGTGGCTTCATAGAGCACTCGGCGCCGGCCCCTGCGGCTTTCAGAGCCAGCTTTCAAAATCAGTTCGCGCTTGATCAACGACCGGATCGTGAACTGCATCGCCTCTTTTGTGGCGACATACTTGATGCACTCAAGAACCTGATCCATGTCGGTTAGAGAGTCGTCAGGATTTCCCTTGACGATCACCCTCAATACTTCAAGTTGCTTCGTTGTGATGTTGATGCTCATGCTCTACCCATTCAAGACAGCTTCAAGGGCGCGTTTGGGGGCTGTTTATCGAACGCCAAAAGGGGAATCTGACCTGGGAGGTCACAACGATCATGGAGAGCGTCATAGTCGGGATTCTGATAGATGCCATACAGCGGGCTGGCGAAAACCAATTGCTGCAAGTTCTTCAGCAGTTTCCCAACCGGAAGCGCATCAACCCGGCGTGTTCCATTCATGCGGTTGTCACCAGACTTTTCCATGGAAGAAAAGTCGTAGTAGAACTTGCGCATTTCGGCCACGCACTTCTCCCGCGCCGATGGTTTCATTGCCTCGATTTCAGCCATGACGCCGATGAAATCTGTCGGAATGGACTCGAACCAGCGTCGAAACCAGGCCAGTCCGCGTTCGTAATTGGCCGAACGCTTGGGTGGCGTGAACCGAATGCCAGCCTTGGCTGCGAACGGGTTGAACTTCGACATTGAGGACTGAAACTCAACGAACTGGTTTCCAGTCATCCGCATCATCAGGTTCTGCATGCGGTATGCAATCCCGGCTCCGCGATACATTGTGTCCAGCACCAAACGCGAGTTCGTGCAGCAGTGCTTGTTGATCCACTCGGCGCGAAACTTGTTGATCAGCTTCGTGTCGCGTCCACCAACGTTAGGACGAAGGTGGTCGAAGAGCTGGTTGCGGCCCGACAGCAGCATCTTTGGAACAGTCATGACCCCAACGCCGATGACTTGACCATCAAGCACACAGCGGAAGATGCGCGGCCCAATTCCCAAGTTCTCAGCCTTGTAATGCAGCTCGTGGAGAAGCTCCCAATCCTCTTTAGTGCCGCGCTCCACGTAAATTTTGGAGAGCAGCGAAAAGATGTGCTTCTTCGGAACCTCTCGACGCTCGATACGGGCGTCAGGCGTGTCGATGATCCGACTCATGCCGGCACCATGTCGGGCCAGTCGTCATCGTCGCCCACCCACCAACTGAAGAAGGCCGCCGCAAGCCTCTCCAGGGCATCATTCAGCAGCGGCAGCATCACAGCCCCCACTCATAGAGTTTGGCGTCGATATGGGCCGGTTTGAGGGCTCCCGTGAACCGTCCAACTTCAGCGCCCTCGCTGTCGACAGCGATCACAGCCGGAACAGTTCTCACGCCACGCTTCTGGAACTCAGCCGCATCGGTAGTCAGATCGAACGTCTGAAGCTCGAAGCCGAGCTCTTCTTGCAGACGCAGGATTTCAGGCTTCACAAGCTTGCACGGCGCACAAGTTGGCGACGTGAACATCAGAATCTTCTTGGTCATTTCTTTTCCTTCTGCGCTTCAAGCTCTTCAGCCGTCACAAGGCGGACCTTTTCGCGGTAACGCTTTTCGATGAATAGGCTTGGCGCAAGGTCGTCAACCATGTCCGTGTGGGTGGTGGCAACGATCAGGGTCGCCTTAGCGTTGCGGGCCGCGCGTTGCAGGGCGTAGGCGATCACCTTGGCTGTGGTGCGGTCGAGCACAGCGAGAAACTCGTCAGCGACCCACACCTTCGCGCCAGACTCGATCAGCTTGGCGAGCTTGAAGCGGTATCGCTGGCCGTCAGAGAGCTCTTGCGGCTTGCGGATGTAGAGGTAGGCGTCATTGATGCCGGCCATGCCCAGGAACTCAAGCCCGATTTGCTGCGTCGCGCCGATCTGGTCTGTCAGTGGTTTGTCCAGGAGCTCAACCTTGTCCAGGTCAACAACACTCAAGCCGCCTTCCAGCATGAGGCGCTGGAGCTCGCGCAGGACCGTCGACTTGCCTGAGCCAGACTGACCCGTCACGTAGACCACATCGCCCTGATTGATGGTCAGCTCCAGGTTGTCGAACACGACGAACTCTTTGTCGTCCAGTCCGAGCCCGAATGCTTCCGCAATCTCAAGCACGCGATCGGTTCGCTCCACTTCGGTGTGGAACCGCTTGTCGATAACGTAGGTGGTCATCAGAAGCTCTCCGGCTGTGCGATGGCCCGCGTCAGGTCCATCAAGCCCTCTTGGAACTTCGTGCGAGCCATGGCGGCCCAGCGCTGAGGTTCTGCAGCCGCGATGCGCTGAATTTCTTCAGCTTCCCGCGCATCGCCAGCTTGAAGTCGAAGATGGGCCTTCACCCTGTCAATCAGGATGTTGATGCGAGCACCCTCTTGCTTCACCTCGTTCATCAAGTCGATTTCGTCTTGATTGAGCTCGCGGTAGCCTTTGATCTTTCGGTGCTGGTTTTCCATCACAGCCACCCGAACTTCAAAAACCGGCAACCGTAGTCGGCAACGCCTACAAAGAACGCGAAAGCGCAGAAGAGCGCCATGAACGTCAGGGTGGTTGCGCAGAACGCGAAGAGAAGCAGCAGCACGGCAATCAGGATCACCGTGCGCAGGGGCAGCGCTGCCCAATACAGGATCTTGGAAATCACGCCAGCACCGCCTTCTTTTCAGCGACGCTCTTGCGCCACATCCTCGACACGCGCTCAACGCCCGCTGGCGTGAACACCATCGTCTTGCAGATTCGGCTCGAATGCGGATTGGCGCCGGTCTTCAC